AATGGCCATTGTCATGATTGTTTATCCGGCAATGAGAATGGCCATTATGTTTGTAAAAACTGTGGCTATAAATGGTCAGTAATGGGTTTTGCAATTTGTAAAAAATGCAAATCTAGTGATGTTGAATGTGCCTAGCGCAACAAGCGCAACAAATGAAGAGGCTATAAGCCTTAATGGAAAGCCCCTTATAGTTTACTGGAGTAATTTGGGTGAAAAATAAACAAGAGGTAGGCAGAAAATGAAACTAAATAAATTACACATAACATCAGTGCAAAGAATTTTAATATTTACAAATAGCTACGGGCGTAGTTACTCATTTATTAGTGAACTGGTCGATATTGCAAAAAAGGATTTTCCGTCATTGGAAAGTGATGATATTGAAATTGTTGTTTTAGGTGGCGATACGAATTCATCATTAATGGGGATTGAATTCAAGGTGACTGGCGATAATATTTGTGATGACTATGAGCAGCAAGAGCAAGCAATAGTCAAAAAAGTATAATTGCAACTTAACAAGAGGGTGGGGAGAGTTTAGCTGGGCTGTCGCACCGCTCAAATTAACGGCCCAGCGTTTTCCTTGATGTCATTTAAGCCCCGTGAGGGGCTTTCTAGGTGAAAAAATAATAAAGCGCGGGTTGTATTGTTTGTACGGATGCCCCGCTTTTCTTAACACAATAAACAATAGGTAAATTTTTATGATGGGTAAAACTGTTTCTTCAGACGAAAATGTAAAATTAACTGGCTGGCTAAAAGACAAACGTAAAGAAAAAGGTCATACCATGCGCTCGCTGGCGCAAATACTTGGTACACCACATTCTTTTATTGGCAAGATTGAGAACCAAGAGCGTCGTTTGGATATTGTTGAGTTCGTCCGTTATTGTAAGGCGCTTGAAGTGAGTCCGCTTGATGCAATAGGGGTTATTGTCGATTAAAGTTCGCGTTAATTTAAAGCCCGGCAAATGCCGGGCTTTTTGGGTATGAATGATTTGCTTTGTCGTGATTTAGACCATTTTGACATGATGATCAGCGTCGCGTTAGAAACCGGGGTTGTGTATCAACTTGTGGATGGTTTTGCGTGTTGGCAATACAATCAGCATACAAAGCGACATCTAACCCGCGCTAACAAAGTGACGAGCGCCGCGATTTTAAAAATGATGAAAAATTGAGGGTAAATTAAAATGAAGGATTTTTTGCATGATGTTTGGACTCATCATAAATTGTATGTATGTTTGTTGTGTCGTCGGGTGGGTCGTTGCGTGTATTATTGTGGCGTTGATGTACATTTGATTAAATGCACCAAAACAAGAGAAGCCATAACCAAGTAAAAAAGCTTTAATTTAATCAGATTTTATGAAACACTTGTTATTCCTAATAACAAAACGAGTTTGGATTTATGGCTAAATTAATATTACCTTTTTTGCTTTTTGTAGCGATTAGTGGCTGTAGTGATTCCCCAGAAATGGCATATAGTAAGCATTATACAATGTCACAATGTTTAGAGTTTATAGAAGCTGAAACGGGATTGGCGTTGCAAGTTTACACGGATGGACCGAAAAAGGTTAACGGTAAGTTGAGCAATGGTCATTATTTTGGGTGCGAATATGTAGATACTGGGACTCAGGGCGTTATCTTCGAAGGGGTTTATTTTTACGATAGCGAACCGCCCGTTGATGAATGATTCTGGACTTTATTGTTTTTCTTTAGGGTGCAATGGTATTACTTCGCATTTTGGGCTGTTGTCTGGGTTTTTTTTACTCAAGTAAGGCCCTAAAATAACTTGTAAGTCAATTTCAATTGTTTTTATGTGAGGTAGGTTTCTTTCGCAAAACTCCATTAGTGCCTTCATCAACATTACTTTTTCTTTCGGTTTTTCAAGGTGATATTTTTTGTAAGTTGCCGCGAAAATTTCTAAACGTTGGACGTGTTGGTTTGACTTTTTTTGCTTATAGTTTTTCACATCTAAAATGATACGGATGGCAAAAATCACAACTAATAGTGCAACCAAAAATAGTAACATTTTAATTTCAATCACTGTAAAACTTCCTTCTTTTTACCCTTTCTAACGCTTAGTGTTAACAAGCTAATATGTATAGCAAAATTTAATGATGGTATTGCAAATTCGTAAAGTGTTGATAAATACTTGGTTTCTAAAACTACGAAATCTATGTAGTTTGCTATTTGTAATACTGCTAGTGCCGCGTAACCATATAAGGCGGGTTTACAATTAGTATCGAGGTCAATCAGTAGTTTGTCATGTTTTTTCAATATCAATATGACTATGGTTAAATCAATGCTGGCAAAACCAAAGGACCATAAAAACCAAATGAAGTGCTTGTGTTCTTCTGTCCAAGCACCGTTTAGGTAAGGGGCGTAAATTGTCATTAATGCCGCGCCCAGCGCTATATATCTAGTTGTCACAGTAACTGATTTGTTGGTATTTTTAGTTAAAAAGTTAATCAGTGTGGCGAGCAATACAAGCGCCAGAATGGCAATGTTTATTTTTAGTATTGTTTGAGGAGACATTTACAACCCGTTTTTATCCGCATGGGGGGAAACATCCGCCGCCATTTATACCCATTATTAATATCAATACTTCGCGTTCTTCTTCTACCGTTAAATCGTTTTCGTTAGCTATTTGTTTTGCTGTTTTGTCTTTGTTTTCGTTAGCTAAACGAGTTAGGCGAATGGTTTTTAATTCTTTGTAAGTGAGCGGCGGTACCTCTGCGGTATCGTCTGCGCTTTGAGTTAAAATTAATTCGTCTGCATTACAGTTGATGCTCAATGTTAATGCTATAGCAGCGGCTAATAAAGTGATTTTGTTCATGATTTATCCTATGTTGTTTATCAGTTTGATGTTCTATAATCTACTTTTTAGGATCAATCAGCAAGCCACGCAAATGGGAATTTAAACCTTTTGTGCTTGTTTGTAAACGCTAGGTAATAGCGACGCGAAAGTTTATTAATAGGGGTTTCAAGGGGTTACTGTACGTATATTGATTGTTTTACTAGCAATTTGTCTTTTTTTTGGCGGTTTAGTTGTTTGTTTTTGATCGGGTTACGTCGTAATTATGACAAAAACAGTCGTAAAAAAACGAACAAAAACCCCGCTTACGAACGGTTACCTAGCTAACTTTTCTTAAGAGTGGTGTTTTTTTGTTACTTTGTGTCGATTTTGCATTAAGCGCCACTTCAACTGTTGTGACTAATATTTCGGGGTCTTGATTGATTGTGATTAGGCCATGTTCGCCCAAAATAGCGAGCAAATCTAGCACCTGATCAATGGTGATCGGCTTTTCTTTTGCAGTCGGTTCGTCCGTTAATCCAAACAAGTAATCAAGGCTCGTATTCGTCATTATTGATATTTTAAGCAAATGAAGATTGCTAAAATATCGAATTTCCGTTTTTTGTCCGTCTCTTTTAGTTGCGGGGCAAATGCATTTAAAAAAATTACTCTTACCCATTTCGAGCTTGGCATGTAAATCTCTGACAGTCGTAATACCATTTTCATCAGCATACCTACTCAGTGCCTTAATGGCTCTTTCTCTAGTCACCGTGGTTTTAAATTCTACGTGTGACAGTTCTAAATTATTTGTCATTCGTCTGTTTGTCTCTAATTTGTAACTTGCTTTTAAAAATAACACTAAAAGTATATATTTACCAGTACTTACCCGTTTTGGTTTGCTCAAAAACACCCTTTTTGTATATTTGTGTTTTATTTAAACCCTATTTGTGATTTAATCCCGCCACTGACTAAAAAAATAACAGGGCTGAATTTTTGGAGCTTCACGACGTTATCGACAAAGTTTATGGTAAAAGGCACGGCAATATTAAGCAGTTTAAAACTGATTTTAATCAATTTTGCGCGGTCTCTGAGTCCACAATTGGTGCTTGGTTGGGCCTCACTAAACACCCACGCATGACTAGCGTTCAAAAATTAGACGAGTTTTTTAGTTCTAAAAATGCCGCGGTTAATTTCGAATCGTGGAGAAAACAATTTATTGCCTATCAGCAGTCAAAAGGCCATAAGTCAGCGGGGAGCCGCTGCAATGGCTAACCTCAGCTTAAACCAAATTGTGATCACCGGCACTAATCCAGCGGTCATTCATACCTTGAAAAAAAAACACCCCGATTATCATTATTTTGATGTTAGCGTGATATTAAGTCACCCGATTAGAGTGATTAATCGGGTGCTGGATTTGTATCCTGATTTAGTCATCTATAATGTACAAGGTAAAGCCCTGCTCGATCATTGTCGTCGACTAGGATTGGTTATTTTTCATAGTCAAATCACGTCAAATACTATCCATTGCCAAGATGACGAGCACTTTATTATTGTTCAAGGGCCAAGCCAAGGCGTAAAAGTGAGTGTGGATGATGTCGACCAAATAATACAATTTGGAGCATTGGCACAGTGAACCAAAAAGTAAATTATTATGATGCCGTGGAAATTTGGTATGAATGGATGTATGTGAATCAAGGCTTGGTCGGTTACAGTTCTGCTATGTTCTGTCCTAATTTTGGTAGTGGTAGTGGTGGCGGGTCAACGGAATTGATTCAAGGCGAACATCCAGCGATACCAATTATTAATCGGGTTCTAAGTGATTTTTTGAATGGCAGTCAAACAAATAAAAAACGCCACGCGGCTTTTATGGCCACGGTAAAAAACCGATTTGTGGCCAGCGAAAATAAAGTCAATCAAAAAACGTTAGCACGTAGAGTGGGAATACCTGAGCGAACATTTCAACGGCATTTTAATCGCGTAGATAAACAACTTAAAACAACACTCAATCAAGCGGGAGTTATAGACGATGGCTAGCACGCCGACAATTCAAACGGCCATTACCAATCAATCAGCGCTATCATTTGCTCAATCCCCTCAAACCACTGTTTACCAATTATACGACCCACTGTTTAAGTTTTATCTGCGATACCATAAAAGCCGTAAAACAGGCACTTATTACATCAGGACCAGCCAAAAAAATGTCAATAAATGGCATAAAATCGGCCATTGGCCGTTGATCTCCCCGCACAATCTCACTAAAAATCTCAGCGAAATTAGGGCTAAACATTGCGTCACCGGCACGTTAAATGTCGAGCATTTTAAAACCGTGAGCGAGCTATTGAGCTGGTATCTCAAGCGATTGGTAGGATTTAAACGGCTGAGTGATGAGCATAAAGCCAAATTAGTCGCTTTTTTTGAAAACAAGGTAAAGGCGGTCATTGGCTCGATGTTATTAACTGACATCAGCAAAGTGACGATTGACCAAACCTTGATCACCCCGTGGCTTGAGCAATATCAACCGTCAACCGTAAAGCACTATTTTTCGGTGCTAAAACGACCCTTTAAACTCGCCCATGGGGCCGAATATATGGCGGTTAATCCCCTTGATAACATGCCGTTTACCGCGTTTTATCGTCATAAAATCAAGCCCAAAAAAAGCCAAATTACCCCGCACGATTTAACCGGTGTTATTGGTGCCATTGACGATAAAACCTATGGCGCGGCCACTGTCTTTACGTTGTTTGTGTTGCTGTATGGCACTCGGCGCAAAGAGACCGCCCGCTTAACATGGTCTAGCATCGACTTTAATGATCGCCTGATCCGTATCCCATCAATCAACACTAAAAATGGCGCTGCGCTTGATTTGCCCGTCACCGATGTGATCACCGCCCACCTTATACGCTGGCGCAAAACACAAAATCAATCAGGCTATAGCGGCGATTGGGTATTTCAAGGCCGCGATGGGGCGCCAATATCATTAAGACAAGCGTCCAACTGGGTCAAGTCGGTCAGCCAAGGCATGTTTTGCAATCACGATTTACGTAAGTTGTTTAAATCCGTTTTGCTTGAAATGGGCACAGATAACTTTATGATTGAACGGCTACTCAATCACACACAAGGCGTGCTCGATGCCACCTACAACCACGCAGACTTGATCGCCCGCTTGCGGGATATCCTCAGCCAATACCATCAAAACATCAACGACCACGCTTTTTTTTCCGCCCCGTATACTATCGCGAGATCGCAAAACCCCCTCAGCATTGATAACCTAATAAAAAACAAATACTTAAACCCCACCAGTGCCCGTTCAAAGTAAGAGTGTGCAATTGTCTGATTTAATCAACGTGACATCAAGCCTAGGGCGCCGTAATACACAAATAGTCATTTTTTTATTCTGTTACTATTCAATTGCTTACGGCCTTTTAGGCGGTATTGTGAACAATTAATCACAAATAGGGGTTGTTAAAAGTGGCGGCTCGGGTTATATTTCGTCTCATCATGGTTTAACTGTGTTTAGCAAGTAACACCCTCCGATTGCTCGCTAAACCGTTAAACCATGACCTCCTTTATAGGTATTTTTTGTATTGTTAGATGAATTTTGGCCGAAAGCGTTTGTTTTCGGCCTTTTTTTTGCGCAATTTAGAGGTTTTTCATGTTTAGATACGCGAATATATTAAGTGCGTTGCAAAAAGCTGAGGGTTTTAAAGATAAGCCTTATATATGCCCAAAAGGCGCCAAAACCATTGGTTGGGGGTTTAATATTACCTCCAATGGTTACCCGTCTTGGTTGCAAGGGCGAAACTTTAACACTCGACCGCTTAGCGAGCAAGAAGGGTTGATTTTGCTTAAATCAGGTGTAGAAGAAGCCGAAAAGCAAGTTAGAAATTTGTTGACTTCACCTGTTTATGATGCGTTGTCTCTGCCCCGACAAGACGCTGTGATTGAAATGTGTTTCAATGTGGGTGTTGGTTCAATGTCGGGTTTTGTTAATACAATCAAAGCCTTAAGTGATAAAGATTATACTTTGGCCGCTACCGAAATGCTTGATAGTCAATGGGCGACGTCAGAGTTAAGAGGGCTTGTCGAGCGCGCCAAAAGACTGTCTAAGCAGATTCGAACAGGTTTGATTCAGCGTGTTTAAACGCTGGTTATTTCATGTTGTTTTGGTCGGTTCTTCTGTAACTGTTTTTTTTTTGCCCGTTTTTATAGTTTACTTTTTTGGTGGTCGTTGTGTCTGATTATGTTAAAAAAAACCTTGGTGCTTTTGTTGCTTTGCTAGCTGTCTTGGGTTCAGTGATGACTTACGTCACTTCGTTGCAAGCTGAAATCCAACTTAATCGACAGTCAATTGACAAACTTCAAGAAGATCGTCAACAAGACGTCAGCCGTCTTCACGAATCAGTGCAAAATCTAAGCAATAAAATCGATTCGTATCTTTTATTGGGTCAAAAATAAAAAGGTACTTTCTAGGGGGGGTGGGTCTTCTGCGGGTAGTAAACTCTCGGGGCCTATCGCGTTCTTAAAATTAAAAATTTTAGGGATTGCCGTTTCCGGTTGCGTTATCGGCATAAATGTTAATGATATGTATCCGAGGTTTTGAATTGTGGCGAATCAAAAAGAGGTCGCCGAGTTTATCGGATGCAGTGAGCGTACGTTGCGTAACTGGGCAAATATCCCCGGATTCCCCGCCGCTAAAGGGCGCGGGAAATTAGATGTCCGTGACGTGGTGCGCTGGCGATTGCATTATTTAGAGCAATCAAAGACCGCTCAACCAGACCCCGCCTTTATCGGTGATCTGGCGTGTCAAAGTGAAAATGAACTCAACTTAGCGGAAAAGCGGCTTAAAGTTGAAGAGCGCACAATTGTGATCGCTGGGCGTCGTTTTGATCTGGCTGTCAAGGCCAGAGAGTTCGCCCCGGTGTCTGTTATAACCGAAGTGCTTGAACTTGTTTCTGTTGCGCTACGTGCCAACATCGAATCGATTTTGCCCAAAATAAAACGCGCTTGGCCGGACATTCCGCCCGAGGCCGTCGAAGTGATCAAAAAGGTGTTAGCTCAGTGTGAAAATGAAGCCGCAGACATTGAGCCAGACCTATCGGAATTCGACCCAAGCGATTTTATCGGCGGTGAAGGCTGGCTTGACCCCGCTGAGGGTTGAAATACCACAAAATGCGGTTGAATGGTTAGACGGTCATTTCTATTTACCCGAGGGGTCGAGTCAAATCCCCGGACGATGGATCACACAACCCGCGCAAATCGTGCCCGCCAATATGATGGGCAATGATGCGATCAAAGTGTTTTGTATGCGCAAGCCGACCCGATTTGGTTACACTAAATTGGTCGCCGGGATAACTTGGTATATGGGGGTACATAAAAAGCGTAGCTCTGCGTCTTTTATGCCAACCGACACGTTACGTGATCAGTTTGTGACCGATGAAATTAATCCCTTGTTAGCGATGATCCCCGCTATCCAGCAGGTTTTTCCTGATTGGTCGGTGAACAACGAAAACAATAAAATGAGCAAGAAAACCTGTATTGGGTTTTCAATTGATTTTAAAGGGGCCGATACGCCCAATGCGTTGCGGTCGATGACCAAACAACTGTTGTTGTGTGATGAGATCAGTTCGTGGCGGGTGAATTCCGGCGAGGGTGACACCGTCGGTGTATTAACCAAGCGGATACAGGGCGCGCCATTTGGTAAGTTGATCCTCGGCTCTACGGCCAACTACAAAGGCGATGTGTTAGAGCGGCAAATGACCGCGATGCATTGCATTTTTCAGTTTTTGTTACCGTGCCCACATTGCGGCACGTTACAGGTGTTGGAGTGGGGCAGTAAAGAAGACGACCATGGCATGAAGTGGGACCCCACATTGCCCACGGATGAAGCCAAAGCCAAAAGCGTCTTTTATTTGTGTAAAAACCATTTATGCAGACAAAAACACGGCGGTAAAATTTATTACAATCAATCCCATGACATGCAATTGGCGGGGGTTTGGGTCTGTCGATTGACGGGGATTTACACCCGTGATGGTGAGGTTTTTTACCATGAATCCGGGCGAAAAGTCACCGCCCCGAAAAAAGTGGGGGTTGAAATATCCGCCCTTTATTCAATGAATTTGATGGAAGGTTGGGCGGAATTGGTCGCCGAATGGCTCGACATCAAAGGCGATGTGAACAAATTACAGGTCTTTTTTAACTTAACCCTCGGTTTACCGTGGGACCCTGTGCGCACACGTCAATTTAGCCATGATGAATTAAAGGACCGCCGCGAAGCTTACCCCAGTTCATTACCGCCCGATGTCGTTTATTTGGTGGCGGGCGGCGATACGCAAGACGACCGGATGGAGGCTTACGTGTGGGGGTTTACGGCGGATGAACAGCAATATTTAATTGATAAGTTTTTATACATGGGTGACCCGCGCAACAGCGATGTACAAGACGCAGTAGTCGACTTTTGTAAGCGGACTTATCAAGATGCCAATGGGCGAACATTACCCATTGCCCGCATTTGTTGGGATTCAGCGGGTCACAGAACCCAAGACGTTTACAATTTATCCCAGCGTATCGGGTTGTTGCGGTTTATCCCAATCCGCGGCGCTAATCAATATCAACAGCCCGTCCAGCAAATGCCCGCTAAGCTACATAAAAAAAGCGGCACATTTTTAACCTTGATAGGGACCGATACGGTCAAAGACCAGTTTTACACCGATTTGGCCGAGCCGTTAGGCAATGCCCGATCTGTGCATTTACCTGATAGTGACGCGATTTGCAGTGAATTGGTGTGTAAACAACTGGTGTCGGAAGTCCAAAAACCGAAAAAAACCAAAACCGGGGTGATTTATGTGTATGACAACGAAGGGCGCCGTAATGAAGCGCTAGATTGTTATGTGTACGCTAAGGGTGCGCTACAAATCAGTATCGAAAAATTTGGGTTGGTATTGAGTCAATTGAGCGCAACCGCCACGACGGCCAAAACGGCTGATCCGATTGAACAGTTTAAAGCATTAGGCGAAAAATTAGGGGCTAATTAGCGCATGACGAACGATGAAAAAGAAACATTATTAGCACAGCTCGAATTGGCGTATCGGCAATTAATTTCCGGGTCATCAGTTTCTAGTGTCGAAAAAAACGGCCAACAAATCAGCTATTATAAGGCGAATGTTGAGGCGTTATATCGAGAAATTATAAGCTTAAAATCTGAACTTGGGCAGACTGTCACCCGTCGCCTTGGGCCTGTTGGGTTTACATTATGACGGGTTTGGTGGGGCCAGATGGTGAAACGCCTTTAAAACAATTTTGTGGTTATAGCGGAGCAGGCCCCGGATTTGGTGGCCAGTTGACCAATTGGCAACCGGGCAGCAAAAGCGCGGACCGGGCGTTATTGCCCGATTTGGTCAGCGGCAATGCTCGTTCGGACGATCTGGTTAGAAACCATGCGTTAGCCGCGGGTGGGGTGCAACTTCACATTGATAACATTGTCGGGTCATTATTTCGGCTGAATTATAAACCCAATACCAAAGTGTTGGGGATGGATGAGCGTTCAGCGCGGGATTTTTCGACCGATGTTGAAGCGGCTTTTACCGAGTACGCCGAATCACCTTATTGTTATGTTGATGCGGAGCGCAAACGCACATTTACCGCGTTGATGCGGGCGGTTGCCGGGGGGCATTGTCACCACGGCGAAGCGATGGCGGCGGTTGAGTGGATCAGTCGACCGGGGTCTATGTATCGCACCGCGGTTAAACTGGTGTCACCTCGGCGAGTCTCTAACCCCGATGGTAAAATGAACGGCCAACGCTTGCGGGCGGGGGTAGTACTTGATCGCTGGGGCGCCGCCACGCATTACCATGTGCGTGAGGATGATTATAATGAATTTGGCTTGATGGGCGTGGGCAAATGGCGAAAAATCCGCCGTGAAACCCAGTGGGGCCGTACGCAGTTTATACACGCCTTTGAGCCTTTAGAGCCGGGGCAAACGCGGGGCGCTAATTTGTTGCTGTCGAGCATGGAGCAAATGCAGAGCCTGTCTAAACTGCAAAACATCAAATTGCAAAACGCCTTGGTTAATGCCATGTATGCCGCTGTAATAGAGTCGGAACTTGATTCCGAGCAGGCTTTCCAACTGATATCCGGTGAAAATGGCGCTGCTCAGTTACAAAACTGGATGGCCTACATGGGGGCATATCATGAAAAAGCGGGGATCACGATGGATGGCGTTAAAATCCCTCACATGGTCCCCGGTGAACATTTAAAATTTACCCACAGCGCCAATGCTGATAATGGATTTACGGATCTTGAAGCGTCGATGGTGCGTTATATCGCCGCGGGGCTTGGGGTCAGTTATGAGCAACTATCACGGGACTACTCCAAAGTGAGTTATTCGAGCGCTCGGGCAAGCATCAACGAAAGCTGGCGTTACGTCATGGGCAAGCGGAAAACCATTGTGAGTTATTTTGCTTCATTGGTGTTTGCGGCATGGTTTGAAGAGGCGTTACATAAACGCATTTTAACCCCGCCCAAATCATTGTTTAACTTTTATGAACGAAAAGCGGGGTGGGTGCGTAGCGATTGGATAGGCGCGGGTAAATTGTCGATAGATGGACTCAAAGAAGTTAAAGAGGCAGTCCTTAAAATCGAATCCGGCTTATCAACGTATGAAAAAGAGCTCGCGTTAATGGGTGAAGATTATCAAGAAGTCTTTGAACAGCAAGTCAGAGAAGTGCAGGAGCGTAAGGCTAAGGGCCTGCCGCCACCGTCATGGATCACCAGTTTAAAAATAGCCCCAGATGAAACAACCATACCAGAGGCCGCATGACATCATTTAATTTTACCGGCGCTGGCCAAAATATTGGTCATGTCTTATCTCGGGCCTGTGGTCAGGCCCAGCTATTAGAACCCACTTACGCCAAAATCTTTTACAGTTTTTTAGCTCAAAGAGCAGGCGCGACGGGGTTGGTTGATGTCGATGGGCAATTGCTGGATTCGTCACAAATGGCCGAGCAAGTCGCGACATATAGCGGTGGCAGTTCAGCCCGTCGCGAGCGACCCTATCAGGTCGTTGATGGGGTGGCTATCTTGCCCGTATCAGGCACTTTATTGCATAAGTTTGGTTATACCAAACCCCGCAGTGGCTGTACGGGTTATGACGGTTTGATTGCTCGCATGAATGATGCGGTATACGACATCGAAGTGACCGCGATATTGTTAGACATTGATTCACCGGGCGGCGAACTGGCCGGGTGTTTTGATGCCACCGACACCATTCGTAAATTTAGAGACATTAAGCCCATTTATGGGGTGTGTCATGACACCATGTGCAGTGCTGCCATGGCGTTAGGCTCGGCATGTACTGAGCGCTGGATCACGCAAACAGGCCGCGCGGGGAGCGTGGGCGTGTTAATCGCCCACACCGACATTGCCGATAAATTGGCCAGTGAAGGCGTAAAAATTACATTAATCCACTCTGGCAAACACAAAGTGGATGGCAATCCTTACGAGCATTTGAGCGAAGAGGTGCTGAATAACATTAAAGCCAGTTTGGACCAAAGCCGAGCTAAATTTGCGCAAATTGTGGCGGATAATATCGGCATGACATCCGCCGCGGTACTCGATACCGAAGCGCGGGTTTACACGGGTGACGATGCGGTCAATGTGGGTTTTGCTAATCAAATCGTCAATGGTAACGAGGCATTGCCTTTGTTAATTGATGTCATTAAAACTAAGACTAAAACAGGTGTTTATATGTCAGAAAATAACGGCGGTGAACCCGTCATTACAGCAGCGGACATAACCAAAGCTCACGCCGAGGGCGTCGCGGTTGGTGAAAAACAAGCGCGGGAGCGCTGCGCGGGTATCCTCCAGTCAGCGCAGGCTGAAGGCCGTGAACAATCGGCGCAAACATTGGCTTTTGACACAGATTTAGGGCTTGAATCAGCCCTCAGTTTGCTTGAAACCTTTCCAAAGCAAGACGGCGAGCAAGGCCAAGGCCAGAATGCTGGTGATAACATGGGTGATGGGTTATCAAAAGCGATGGGGGGCACCGAGCAGCCGAACCTTAAAATTGATGGCGATGGTGACGACGGTGAACAGCTCAGTGGTCATCAAGTATTAATGAATTCTTATGGTCGTGTGGCTGGGGGGAATGGCGTTGAGTAATATGACGACAATTCAACATAAAACGTGGTTTACACGTTCAAATTCAGTCACTTTTCAATCTGTAACATTTGCATCGGGTGAAGTGTTGGCGGCTCGTGTTGTGGTGGCTCGTGTAAAGGCGACAGGTAAAGCCGTTGCATGGGACCCCAATGTGGTTGATGGCAGTCAAACGGTCATTGGTTTAACTGCTCAATCAGTGGATGCCAGCGCCAGCGATAAAACGACGTCTATTTATAAAAGTGGTGCGTTTAACATCGATTTGGTTATTTGGCCTGATGGCGTGACCGAGGCGCAAAAACAGGGGTGCTTTGATGGCACTAATATCAATGTAGAACAGCCAAATGAGGGTTAAAAAACCGTGGAAGATGAAAACTACAGCAGTCACACTTATTTAGGGGTCGTCAGAAAACTTCATCCTACTGCGTCAATGTTTAAGGCGTTTTTCTTTACTCGCGAGATCCACTTTGATACTGATGAGGTAAAACTCGATAAAGTTGACGATTCGGTTAATATGGCGGCGTTTGTGTCGCCGTTGATTGACGGTAAAGTCAATAAAAACCAAGGCTTTTCAACTCAAACGTTGATGCCGCCGCATGTCAAAGACAAACACGATGTTGACCTTGATCGTGTGTTTACGCGTCAAGCCGGTCAGGCGCCTAACGTAAATGTCAACTCTACCGACAAAAGAAACGCTGTCATTATCGATAATTTTAGAAAAGAAGATTTGGCCATAGATCAAACTGAGCAGTGGATGGCGTCCCAAGCGGTTCTGTTTGGTCAGTATAATTGTGAGGGTGAAGAGCATCCCATGATTAATATCAACCTAAATCGTGATCCTGATAATACTATCGTGCTGTCATTGGCCGCCCGGTGGTCAGAGCAAAACTTTGAGACGTATAACCCGATGGATGACATCGAAGAAGCCGCCGAACAAAGTGAAGCTGATGTCAATGTGGTCATCATGGACAAGTTAGCATGGCGCTTGTTTAAACAGTTTAAAGCGGTTAAAGATGTTTTAGATAATCGCCGTGGAACCAGTGGCAGCTTAGAGTTAGCGTTGAAAGATTTGGGGCGCAAAGTGTCATGGAAAGGGCAGTGTGGCAATGTAGACATTGTTGTTAACATGGAAACAGTTAAGATAAGCGGTAACGATGTTCAGTTGATGCCAGATTATGGCATTTTGTTGTGCCATTCCAATCATAATGAAGTTTTTTGTTATGGTCGTATTAAAGATGATCGGGCCATTCGTAATGGTGAACATGTTTCATCTCGTTACATGAAAGTTTTTACCGAGACTGGTGATGTTGAACAAACGTACACTGTCACGAAGTCTTCGCCGTTGGCATTGGTCACTAAACCGAATGAAATGGTTTATTTAAATGTCGGTGGTGTCCTCACACCGTTCCAATAATTTCAATTTTATAATTTTTAAGGGGGTGCCATTTGCCCAGTAAACAAGTTTTAATTCAAACTGTCGCGGAATTGTCGTTGCAACTCGGTCGAGAGATTAAACCCGCCAATAACGTTGCAGAATTAACCCAGCAAGTCGCCGACTTGAAAGCCGAAGCTGATACGTTGCCCGAAGCTGAGCAAACACCCGAAGCTGATACGTTGCCCGAAGCTGAGCAAACACCCGAAGCTGATACGTTGCCCGAAGCTGAGCAAACACCCGAAGCTGATACGTTGCCCGAAGCTGAGCA